CCCGAATTGAAGATTGCACCATGTGAAGGAAATGTTTCAAGAAAAGATGGTAATAGTTGTGGTCTAATGAAGGCCAAATTAAAAGACGACAAAAAGAATCCTACAGGTTATCATAGATGTTGGGCAAGTATTAACACAAAAGATGACGAACTTTGGAAAATCTCCAAAGAATTATTTGAATCTAATGCTGTTATATTTTTTACTTCAGTAAGGTGGGGTCAAGCCAGTATGTTTTATCAAAAACTAATAGAGCGTCTAACTTGGATTGAAAATAGATTTACCACATTGGGAGAATCTAACATAGTTGAGAATATTCAAAGTGGGTTCATTTGTACAGGACAAAACTGGAAAGGTATGGATGTGGTTGATACCCAAAGAAAGGTTCACACATTTTACGGGTTCAAACCAAACGATAATTTTTATTGGAACTGGCAATTTACAAGTAAGTTATCAGATGAAACCCAAACATCGTACAAGGAATCATTCCCATCCTTTGTTAAAAAATTCGATGTTAAATCTTTATACGAAGATAACGACTAAAATTCCTCAATTTCAACAATAAGAGGTCTATCTCCTTTAATAACTCTGTGCCAGACAAATTTTGAAATCGAAATTTGAGTGGCATCACACAATTTGACTGGCAAGGAATCTTCCATTTGAAATGACCACCCCCCGTCTTCAATTACTGTAACTTTTCTATCTTTAAGGTCTTGATGCCACTTTAATTCATCGGAATCAACATCAGGACTGAATGTCCTAATTAATTTTCCGTTTTGTTTTATTTGTTCAAATGGGTAATCCATATTAAAATAAAGGTCGTTTATTCCAATAGATATGTAAATTCTTATCAACACCCATCATTCTGAAAAAATTTGATATGTCTGAATTAATTCTGTTAATATAACTACCTTTAGACCAATCGGGGTCGATATCTAAGAAAAAATTTATTCTATTTGGATTTGCCTCACCGAAATTTATCTTATAAATAGATATTTTTATCGGTTCGTCATCTTCCCCAACCAATTCATTATTAATTTGAGGTGTTATAACGTCATCGATATATACTTGTAAGTATTTTTCAATTTTATCTACGTTCATTACCAAGAATTTGACGATGACAACCCTAATTGTTTTGCATATCTACCCACATTACAAGACCAGTATCCTGCAGTAGTTCTATCTTTCTTTTGGTCACACTTATGTCTTGCCCTGAATGATTTTGCGGCTCCTTTATTTTTGTTTCTAACTCTCAAGTTAGGGTCTCCGAATGAAACCTTTTTGATACCTCCACTCTTTGACTTAACATAAACAGCAAATTTCTTAGGTCCACCAGATGTTCTGAATGGTTTATTTAACTTAACGTTTTTACCTCTGTGTTTAGCTTCTTCTAAAACTTCTTCATCGTCTTCGTCTTCATATAAGAATGGTGCGTCGAGATATATCAACTTACCATTTACCATTACTTTTTTACCCAAATCGGATTCAACCATAAGTTGGTCTTCCTCATTCAATTTTATTACTCCATCTTCCCATAACTCTCTAACCTCGTTAACTAAATCAAAATAACCTTCGGAATACGCTCTAAATATGTTATTCGTTAGTGTGAGTCCATTGTCAATATGGTATTGTAATGCCTCTGACACTATAGCCCTTTCTTTAAGGATTAAAGATTTATTCAACTGCTCATCTAAAGCTTCTCTAATTAATTGTCTTAAGTTCATTTTTTAAGGTTTTAATACTGCAAGAACTTCTGGGTACTCCCTATCCAATACTCGTTCATTTTTACCTTCATAAGGTATATTTTGAAGTACATATCTTATGGCATTCAATCCTGAAATTCTTTTGTCCTGTGAATCAATAATAACCCAAGGGTTATTTACTGTCGAGGTTTTATCAAATAATTTTTCTTTGAATTCTGTAAATCTGTCCCACAAATCTTGCATCTTAGAATCATTTGGAGAGTATTTCCAATATTTCAATGGAGATTTTTGTCTAATATCAAATCTTCTTTTTTGAGTATCTTTTTCAATTGAAAACCAAAGTTTAAATAAGTAGTCACCTTCTTTAACTAAGTCGTTCTCGAATCCTTCGACATTTTCCATGAAATCCTCATACTCCTCTGGTGTTCCATATCCCATTACAGGTTCAATTAATCCTCTATTGTACCAACTTCTATCAAAAAAGTTTATCATCCCTGGTCTAATCTCCCTCTTGTATCTGTCCCACCAATTTTTTCTATCTTCCGGTGTTGGAACACCTAAAGCAACTACATTATAATATCTTGGATTTAAATTTTCTGTGAATTTTTTAATTGTAGACCCTTTACCCGCCGAATCTCTACCCTCAAACACAATTATTACCGTTTTGCCGGTTTTCTTTAACCATTCTTGTAATTTCAATAATTCAACTTGTAATTCGAACATTTCTTTTTTATAAACTTTCTTGGGGACCAATGATGATTCCTCTTCTGAGTCAAATTCATAATCTTCAGCTTCTGGTTCGGTACCGTATGTTGAATTTCTTTCTCTAAATTTTAACGAACTAATTATATTACCAAAATAATTTGCGACCGTTTTTTTCTTGTCTCCTTTTGATAATAAAACTTTTCTTAATCCTCTCTCCAACAAACCGAAATCAATAATTTGTTCTTTAGATAATTTGGAGATTTCAATTAGCATTTTTTCTACTGTTTTCGTATACAGTTTTAATTGTTTCAACACCTCCACAGTTTTCGCTAAATTCAAATTCAAAGAGTCATATGACTTTTCTTCTTCATCAATAACACCCATCACACTCTTAATTCTTTTTAACTCATTTAATAAGTCCATCAGTATCAATAATTTAATTATAAATACCTCGTGTCTCCATGTTTTACACTATTTATCTATACCAAGATACTATCCAAAATGAAAAAACTATTAGCTTTGATGCTTATACCTATGCTATTTGCATCACAAAAACCATCTCAAGAACCCAAAAAGGTTCACATTCACTCTGTTGAGAACAAGATTCAAATAGGTTCTCTATCAAAAAACAGAAACTTAACATTCGGAGTTAAGAACATTCTTTTAGAAAACTTGCAAGAACTAAATTATGAAGTGACGGATTCTATTGAGAACTCCGACTACACATTGAAAGTAGAATTACTATATTTTGATGTATTACAAACAAGTTCTGGGGTTTCTGTATTTCATAAAAATAACAATGAAACTGTTTTAAGAGTTAAAGGTTATTTATATGATAAAAAAGGTAAAAAAGTAAAAGAGTACGTTGCAACTGGTAAATCTTCCGAAATTTCACTATCCACGTTAATTATATCTGAGGGCGGTGGTATTAATCAAACCTCCGTATCTAATGTAATAAAAAAGTCCTGCGAGACATTAATTCTTAATCTATTTAGTAAATGAAAAAACTAATTTCGGCTGTATCACTACTTCTAATAACTATAGTAGGATACTCACAAACACCCGAAATCGGTCATTTTCAACAATTGTCAACGATTAGGAGAGGAGACACTTTAGATGTTGCATGGTATTTTAAACCCGCTGCTGGCACCGACATCCGAACCTTTCAAATTGATTGGCAATACAAAAAGGCGTTATTAACACATATATCGTCTTCTGTTGATGCGACCGTATCGGGTAACACACCTGTATTAGATTTCAAATCTTGGGAGAACTACAAATACGGTTCTTACTCGAATGGGGTCTACAACTATGTGTCTGATACTAACTATTCAGTTGGTAGAAACTACCTCATTTTGAGTAACGGTAGTCAAATCAATTCGAATGGATATATCATTCGCAATAAATTTAAAGTAAACGATGTCCCATCTAACTTCGAAGAGGATTCGGTACGAGTTAACTGGGCTAGAATGTTTAAAGTGGACGGAACATCTATTGGAGACAACGTCGCATTACTGTCTAACCAAGTTCTTGACCTCAAGTTATTGGGTAACTTAACAATATCCGGTAAAATTTGGTTTCCATCAACTATTACGTCTCAAACATTACCAACACTCTATTGTTATGATAATGTAACAAACGCATTAGTGTCTCAGACGGTTCCAAATTTAAACGGTAATTATACGTTTAATAATGTTGATGAAAATAAAACCTATAAAATAGAAGTTAGGTTTCCAACCGCAATGTTAAACACAATAAGAGATAACGCTGTAACCATTTCAGACGCGGTTAAATCATATAATGAATACATTACAACAGATGTTAACCAAAATATGACAAGAACTTATTTGAAACATGGGTTAGCTTATCTAATTGGTGACATTAATTTAAACCAATCTTTTGATGGAGGAGACCCATATTCTATTTACGCATCAGTTTCAGGTTTATCACCAATAAGCACAAATAAACTAATAAATGTGTTTAAAAAAGAAACTTATGACTCTTTAGTGTTATCACAAAATCAGTGGACTGAGTGGAAGAATCATTCAAACAAAGGAATATTCTTAACGACTAACGTAGTAACTTCGAATGTTACTTTGGACATTAAATACTTTGTCTTAGGTGATGTTGATAGAAGTCATTCTTCTCCTGTTTTTGACGGTACAACTGAGGTATTAGCAGCAAATTACAAAGGTAATTTTGATGTAAATATTAACAACTCATACGCGGTCGGAAGTCCTATGTATGTACCTTTCAACGTTTCAACTAACGGAGGTCTAAGTAATGGTCTTCAGTTTGAAATGAAATATGACGTAGGTAAGGTTAAATT